CATTTCTGGCGCCGTTGATCAGGTAGCATATGTTTACCGCAAACTTGGTGGTGAAATATTAGATATTGAATTGACCGCAAATCAGGTTTATGCTGCCTACGAAGAATCGGTTCTTGAATATTCTTATATTGTAAATGTACATCAGACAAAGAATTCTTTGTCTGATCTTCTAGGAAACCCCACCGGCACCTTCGATAGCGTTGGGGAGATGCAAGCGGGTACTCTAAAGACTGATTTGGGAGACACGGGCGCGGAGTTGCGCTACCCCAAGTTTAATTTTTCTTATGGCAAGCGCGTGGCAATGGGCATCTCCGAGAAAGCAGGTGTCGGAGGCGATAATAGATTTTATACTGCCTCGTTCGATGTTACTGCGAATGTTCAACATTATGATTTGCAATCCATCGTATCCGCAAGCACCGATAGTGCCTTTACTTTCGATAAAGATAGAAGAGTTCAAATCACCAAGGTGTGGTATAAATCGCCTCGCGTCATGTGGCGCTTTTATGGGTACTACGGAGGAATAAATGCAGTTGGCAACATGTCAACTTACGGACAATATGCAGACGACAGTACATGGCAGATTGTTCCTGTGTGGCAGAACAAGCTTCAAGCAATGGCGTACGAGGACGCCATGTATACGAGGATATCCCACTATTCATTTGATATACGAGATAATCGCTTAAGACTGTTTCCTACTCCTTCGGGCGTGGATTTTACTAAATTGTGGTTTGAATTTACGGTCGACGAAGATCCTCTTATTGACAAACCGGGGATGGATACGGGCGCCACGGGCATCAATAACATGAGCACGGCCCCTTTTGCTAATATTCCCTACAATAACATTAATTCTATTGGAAAGCAATGGATCCGCCGCTTTGCCTTGTCAGTATGTAAGGAGATGCTGGGAATCGTACGAAGCAAGTTCACTACGATTCCGATCCCTGGCGCCGAAACCACGTTGGACGGGCCCGCCTTGATTACCGCAGCGAAGGAAGAGCAGACCGCTCTGAGGGATGAACTCAAGACAGTTTTGGATGAGTTAACTTACGCCAAACTTGCCGAAAAGGATTCAGTCATTGCAACCAATACTGAAACTTTGTTATCTAAAATACCTCTTGCCATATACCCAGGATAAGGAGGATAGATAGGTGGCTGCTAAAAACATAACTTGGACTCAACCTACAAATCCTCCTCCTCCCTTATTTTTGGGAGGGAAAGAAAGAGACTTTGTAAAGCAGGTCAATGATGAACTGATTGAGCGCGTCATAGGGCAGACTATTCTGTACTATCCGGTCAGTTTAAAGCATACCAACTATCATCCTCTTTACGGAGAAGCAATTCATAAGAGTTTCCTGTCTCCGGTGAAGGTAAACGCTCTTATTAACTGGGAAGGTCAAGAGACGACAACCAATAACTATGGAATTGATCGTCGTTCCAAACTAACTATTCATTTCCATCGACGGCGCCTAACCGAGGATCAAGACTTGCAGGTTCAAGAAGGAGATTTCATTCTTTATGGAAGACTTTTCTATGAGATTGTGGCACTCAATGAACCGCAGCCGTTGTTTGGGCAAATTAATCATCAAATGGAGATCGCCGCTACCTGTATTAGAGCGCGTGATGGAGTATTTGAAGAGGCAGCACTTCCCGAAGTGTCTATAACCAAGTATCAATTAGCACAGGATCGTGTAGAAAATGTGTGTGTTCTCACTATCCCCGATGATTGTAAGATATGTGTTCCCAAACTTTCGGGCGCTGATGTTCTCTCTTTAGATTATAGGACTCTCGAAGAGTTTGTGGCAGAACCAAGTAAATATAATGGATATCAGTTCTACTTAACTGAGGCGGGCCCATCACCAGTTGGTCCATTTACCATTTCTAATAAGTGGTATTTTAATGAAAACGCGGTCTGGTATGTGAGTCCGTTTTATAATACGGCGTAGGGGGGAGAAGGCATGGCGGATAAAGAAACTATTATTAATTTACAACCATCTAACTTGGAGAATATTGACTTAGCAATTTTCAATTGGGTAGATGAAAAACTCAATATCTTTTCTACCTCCAATAGAGGATGGGAAAAGGTACCTGTTATTTGGACGGCAGCCGAACGTGCTTACCAGGCTAAGCGTAGCAAGGACTTACGCGATAAAGAAGGCGCCCTCATCCTTCCTCTTATAACCGTAGAAAGAACTTCTATCGAAAAAGACTTAACCTTTAAGGGGTCACTTCAATCTAACATTTTTCCTCGTAATGATTATAGAGGAGGATCGGTTAATTTAGATCGTGTCATTAATCAGGTTAAAACAAAGAACTTTCAAGATGCCGATGCTAAAAGAGATTATGGGCAGATAAATTTTAAAGTGGCGAAGAAAAACGATAAGATAGTATATACTTATCGTTCTATTCCCATGCCAGTCTATGTAACGGTTATGTATAAAATTATGTTAAGGGCAGAATATCAGCAGCAGATAAATGAATTGTCGCAACCTTTCATGGTGGCAACAGGGGGAATCAACGCCTTTATAATGAGGGAGAGGGGTCATCGTTACGAGGGTTTCATGCAGACTTCCTATAATCAGGAGAACAGCGTAGGAGAGATGGCCGACAAAGAGCGCATGTATCAGACTGCCATTGAGATTAAAGTTTTAGGGTATCTTATAGGAGGAGCCGACAATCAAAAGACCCCACAGATTGTAGAAAGGGAAAATGCTGTAAAAATAAAACTTCCCCGTGAGCGTGTTATTTTGGGGGAGACGCCTCCTTGGAAGGATGGTAAGTATATTACCTTGTAAATTTCTCTAGAGAATAAAACAGCATTTGCTACTTTTTAAAACTATTTACAAGAAGGAAAAACCAAGTTTCGGATTAGGATTTTAATAAGGAGAGCACCGTATTATGTCAGTTAATAAATTTAAGTTTGTATCCCCGGGAGTATTTGTCTCGGAGATAGACAATTCGCAATTACCTGCACTCCCTAGAGGGGTAGGACCAGTAGTAATCGGGAGGTCACTGAAAGGACCTTCAATGCGCCCTGTTCAAGTAGATTCTTTTTCGGAATTTGTGGAGACTTTCGGCGACCCCATTTATGGTGGTGGTGATAGTGATGTGTGGAGAGCCGGTCCTAATGTATCCGCTCCCTCTTATGCCACTTATGCTGCGCAGGCTTACCTGCGTAATGAAAGTCCTCTTGTATTTGTGAGATTGGCGGGCATTCAAAGTTCGGATGCCAGCAGTAAGGGTGGCATGGCAGGATGGGAAGTTTCTAGTTTTCTGGGAACAGCAGAACCCATGACGAGTACCGCCCGAGACGGCGGCGCCTTCGGGTTGTTTATAGGACATAGCGGGACAGTTGCTAATCCTTCCTTCACCGGAAGTCTTGCAGCAATCTTCTATGCTCGAACTGGATCTGTTTGTCTGAGCGGGTCGTTGCTTGATGGAACCAAACCCACAGATGGTGGAACATGTGGACTCTTTAAATCCACCACTCCAAATGAATTTACTGCCCTGGTCAAAGATTGGGATGGCACCGTGCTAGAAAAGGTGGTTTTTAACTTTACCGAGAATAGCAAACTTTTTATTAGAAATGTCTTTAATACTAACCCTGCATTGATAAATAATGATCCTAACGTAAATGCCGATGGAACAGCAAAAACTTATTTTCTAGGAGAATCTTTTGAGCGAAGTGTTAGCGATTTGGGTGGTAATCCTCTCAGTGCGAGTTTGGGGATCCTGCTTGGACTCCAATCAGGCAGCGGCGGGGATGAGGTGGATCAGCACATTCAACATACTGAACTCGAAGACTCCCAAACCGGATGGTTCTTTTCTCAAGATTTGGGCGACGCTGCTTCTTACGATGCTTTGAATATGCAAAAACTTTTTAGATTCAAGGGAATCGGGGGAGGCGAATGGCAACAAAATAATTTGAAGATTTCTATTACAAACCTTACGCCCTCTAGTAACGAGAATAACCCTTATGGATACTTTACTGTAATAATTCGTCACATGGATGACAGTGATAATAACCCCAAACCTGTAGAAATGTTTAGTGATGTGGATTTGAATCCTAATTCTCCTAATTTTATCTCACGCAGAATTGGTGATAGTTTTACCGAGTGGGACGATGGCGACAAGAGATATGTGTCTTATGGGGATTTTGTAAATCAATCTCGATACATACGAGTAGAATTAGATGCTCAAGTTCGAGACGCTACGACTGATGCTAAGTTTTTGCCGTTTGGTGTATATGGTCCCACACGATGGAAGGGGTTTAGTGTTGTCAGTGGCAGCGATACCCCCGCACCATTTGGTACGTACGACGAGACTGTAGAATCTAATATCTCTTATGTGATAGGAAATGAGAGCGTGCCTGATAGTTTGTCGAGCGCAGATGTCTTCATGAATTGCGGAGACGTGGATCTTGTGAGCGCCTCATTCCAGTTTCCGATGGTGCCGATACGTACTCTGAGTAACCAAGGGGTTCTCACCAATCAAAAAAATGCCTACTTCGGTGCTACTGCTAATATGGCAAGTAGCAATCGCGTGGACGCTAGTGTGAAGGACATGCTACGACGTAAACCAAACGGTACAGGAATTTTTACGACTATTCCTGACTCTCTGGAATATGACTGGTTGTTCTCTTTGGATGATTTAACAACTGGATCCGCTACTAGCGGCGCCACTGTGGAATGGCTTTCTGGATCGCGGTTAAACGGAACATCTATCACTGCAACTGGATCAAACACGTATGTGAACATACTAACAGAAGGATTCGATAGTTTTACCACTCTTCTGAGTGAAGGGTTCGAGGGTATTAATATTCTTGAAAACGAACCTTTCCGAAATACTGTAATGGTAGGTGGCGATGCACTTTCTAGTTATGAATATGCAACCATAGATCGTGCAATCGATACCGTCGCAGATGCCGACGTGGTAGAATGCAATATGATGAGTATTCCGGGACTGACTAACGAAAATCTTACGAGTAAGTTGTTAGATGTGTGTGACGCACGTGCGGATGCTCTAGCAGTCATTGATCTTGCGGGAGGATATATACCACCCGGTGAAGAGGCGGATTTATCACCCACGGAACGACTGGGATCGGTTCTCCAAACTATCAATGGACTTAATGGCAGAAGCATTAATAATAGTTATGGATGCGCCTACTATCCATGGGTTCAAGTTACTGATACTGTAACGACAGGGGGATCTTTATGGGTACCTCCGAGTGTTGTGGTCTTGGGAACCTTGGCAAGTAGTCAAGCATCAAGTGAATTGTGGTTCGCGCCTGCTGGGTTTACCAGAGGCGGATTGACTGAGGGAAGTGCTGGACTTCCAGTTACTAATGTGAGAGCAAGACTTAACTCTAAGGAAAGAGATGATCTCTACAACTCTAACATTAACCCCATTGCTCAATTTCCGGCAGAAGGTATTGTGATTTTTGGACAGAAAACTCTTCAAGTCACACGCTCTGCGTTGGATAGGATTAATGTGCGTAGATTGATGATCTATGTAAAACGCGAGATTTCGCGCATCGCTGCTACCATGTTGTTTGAACAAAACGTACAAGCAACGTGGAATAGGTTCTTGGGCAAGGTTAATCCCTTCCTTGGAAGCATTCAGACGCGGTTGGGACTGACTGACTATAAGGTGGTATTGGATGAGACTACCACGACGCCTGATTTGATTGATAGGAATATTTTGTATGCTAAGATTTTCCTAAAACCAGCGCGTGCTATCGAGTTCATCGCTCTTGATTTTGTTATCACAAGATCAGGTGCAAGTTTTGAGGATTAAATTTAAAAGTATTTACTATTTATAGTAGAGTGGAATAAAGAGGAGAATTTAAAAAATGCCATTTTGGAAAGACGCACAAGTAGCAGATCCTAAAAGATCATTTAGATGGATACTCCAGTTAGGAGTTGCAGGGTTATCAGATAATATTTCTTATATTTGTAAGAAAGTTAATAAACCCTCGATGGCAATTGGGGAGGCCGAGCACAAGTTTCTTAATCATACGTTTTACTACCCAGGTAGTGTGACCTATGAAAAGATCACTGTTGATTTGGTTGACCCAGCGAATCCTCACGCCACCGAACAATTATATAAACTTATTCAGGATTCCGGTTATCAGTTGCCTTCTAGTATTAATGATACAGTGGGAGCAGACACCAGCATGGCATCTACTATCAGTAAGAGGTTGGGTACTGGGGCGATGAATAGTGCTGTTATTGTAATGTTGGACGGCGATGGCAACACCATTGAGCGAACCATCCTTCAAAACCCCTGGATATCTAGCGTCAATTTCGGCGGCGATTTAGATTACGAAACCGAAGATTTGATGACAATTAGTATGGAAATTAGATTTGATTGGTTTGAGTTAGAGACTTTCAACCCCTAAGCGCTCGAACTACTCAGGAAAGAATAAAGAGAGGTTTTAATGACAAGAAGAAATAACGAGAGTCGTCTCGGCATGCCAACGCAAGGAGCGAAGCAGGCCGGGGAAGCTCCCCCTGTGCTTGATATGGCACCTGATGAATCCCCCGCACTAGCATATATCATTCCCACTGAAATAGTTGACCTTCCTTCGAGGGGAAGGTTATATGCGGAAGACACTCCGCTTCATGGAGTGGGAGAAATTGAAATTAAAGAAATGACTGCCAAAGAAGAGGACATTCTCACAACGGAATCCTATCTTAGGAAAGGCATTATGTTTGATCGATTGCTCAAGAGTTTGGTGGTCAACAAATCCATTAAAGTAGAAGACTTATTGGTTGGTGATAGAAATGCTCTTTTGGTTGCCGCACGAGTGAGTGCTTATGGGGCAGATTATGAGACAGAAGTCACATGCCCGTCTTGTGAGTATGTAGATAAAGATTATGGATTTGATTTAGCATCATGCCCTTCCAACGATCCCGTTGATTTGGAAAACACTGAAGACGAGGAGTTGAGAAGTGTGGAGTACGGGGGTGGTTCAACATATCTTATCACTCTCCCCAAGTCTGGATTTGTTTTCGAGGTAAGGTTGCTTACTGGCAAAGATGAGGGAAACATTACTCGCGCCCAAGAGATGCGACGGAAAAAGAAACTACCAGAAAATGCTTTGACTGAGCATTTCAAGAGGGTGACAGTTTCAGTGAATGGTGTAACTACTACACTTGAAATTGAGAATTTTATTAAATCAATGCCCGCCGCAGATTCGCGGTTCTTACGCAGAGCATTTAAAAAGATTACACCTAATATTAATTTAACACAGGAGTTCGTCTGTGAGAGTTGTGGATACGAACAGGATTTAGAGGTACCTATTTCCCCTCGGTTTTTTTGGCCTGACGCCTAAATATATGGAGCAGGTCTATGAGCAGTTTCATTCCCTTAAATACTACGGGGGATGGAGTTTGTTTGAGGCGTACAACCTTCCCATTCAATTAAGGGTGTGGTTTGTTAACAGACTGGTTAAACAGTTGGAAATGGAATCAGAAGCTTCGAAGAGGAAGTAACAAAAGGGCATCAGCGATGCCCTTTTATTTTTTAATGGTAACTATTTAATAGTAGTGGAGGATTTTTAATGGTTGAGAATGACAAAGATCTAATTCCGATGGAAGTGGACTTCTCCAAAGCGCGAAGCGCGGAAGGGAGACTAGACGAGGGGTGGTACCTTATGTTTGGCGCATTATTGCGCTGGATTATGCCTTCTCTATATAGAGGAACTTTGCTCCCTTTAAAAATTAAAGGCAGTGATGACGAGGTACGTAGTTTTGCCAATGTCCTCTCCAGAGAAAAGAACTATCTTACTTCCTGGAAAGATAATGGACTGGACAACCCAGTGACATATCAAAATAGGACAAAGTTGGATAATGCAGTCGGCAAATTTGAAAGAACAACTGGACTGAAATGGCCTTTCAAGAGTTAGGATGGGGATTTAATTAATGGCAAACATAGATTGGCAAGAAGAACGCGCTAAACTCTTAGATCAGATAGAGCAACTAAAGAAACGCGAGAAGGAAGTTGAGGGCGACACTGGTCTAGAGAGGGAAAAACAAAAAATCCAGCTCTTGAAGCAAGAGTTGGAACTTCGCAAGGCGCTCGAAACTAGCAGACGTGCAGAAGCATCGGAGCAAGCCAACGCTGGAACTATCTCTGCTGCGCGCTTCGAGGCCATCAAAGACGCGGCGAATACTGAGATTAGGCTTCTTCAGCAGAAGACGGAAGGGTATGAAAAAAGAGAAAGGCAAATTACTAAAGAGCAGAAAGCTCTTGAAACAACCAACTCACTAGTAGATAGCATCGGCGTTAGGTTTGGATTGGCATCGAGTGGTGCTGGATCGATGTCAAAGAATATTTTTAAGTCATACAAGTCTCTTGTCAAGACGCATGGCGTGATCAAAGGTTCAGCGAAGATGGCGCATGCTTTCGTTACCAGTATTGCCAGCGCCTTACATCCTTTAAATGTTATCGAAAGTCTCGCTACTGCTATCTGGAAAGAGACGTGGGAATTATTTAAGAGATTTAGTGAAAGTGTTGCAAGCATGAATGCGGCCATTGGAGATGCAGGCGCCACGGCAAAGGCAGCGGGC